TCGATATGCTTGCCAAGAAGGCTTCTTTAATAGTTACGGGCGATCCTAATTTCAACAGTTCTTTAGGCTGGAATAACAATCCTTCATTCCCTGAAATTCCTGATGTTCCAGAAACTAATGTGACACCATTCCCTAGATCAACTCCGGGCAGTTTCCGCAGAGCAGAAGAACAATCTAACCTGACTGGACCGATTCAGGTATCAGTTAATATCGATGGCAAGGCAATAGCGACAGCGCTACAAGACTCATCTCTCTCAGGTATCTCATCAAGTGTTAATAGAACCTACGGAAGCTTTGCAGGTCGCTAATGGCTTTACCTGCCGAGATATCCGTATCCTTCGACTTTAGTTCTGGTGCTACTTTCGGCTACCCATTTACTATCGGCGATGCTAAATACGGAGTTCTAGGCACAGGCACACTTGGCTCTTCTACAGTTCCAGTTCCTATTGTCGATCTAACTCCTAATGTCATCAACATAACTATCAACCGTGGCAGAGATATCCAAGCCGACACCTACATCGCTGGAACAGCCGTTGTACGCATTACAGACCCAGATTCTTACTTCAACCCACAGAATACATCAAGCCCGTATTACGGCTATCTAGTGCCTCTGCGCAAGGTGCGTATCTCAGCTACAACAGCGACAGCGCAGGAGTTCTTATTTTCAGGATATACAACCGAGTACCGCTACACCTATGACCAAGCCGAGCAGATGGGTTATGTAGATATCTATATCGCTGATGCCTTCCGCTTGTTTAACCTAGCCCAAGTCACAACAGTCACAGACTCAGGCGCAGGACAGGCAACTGGCACACGCATAGGCAAGATATTAGATCAAGTGGATTTCCCTTCCAATATGCGCACAATCGCTACTGGACAGTCTCAATGTATTGCAGACCCAGCAACACTTCGCACAAGCCTTAATGCCATTAAGAATGTCGAGTTCTCAGAGCAGGGTGCTTTCTTTATCAATGGCTCAGGTACAGCAGTATTCAAAGATAGAAACACAGTTGCTTCATCTATCTCTGGAACTCCTATCGAGTTTAATCAGACCGGCGATATCCCTTACCGCAACCTCGTATTCGCCTTTGATGACAAGCTCATCATCAATCAGGCTTCTATCCAGCGCGTAGGCGGCACAGCCCAGTTCTATGAGAACGCAGACAGCATTGCCCGATACTTCCCTCACCAATACAGCGCACAGGATCTAGTTATCGATACCGATGCCAATGCCCTCAATATTGCTGCGACCTATGTAGCCACTAGAGCTGAAACAACTATCCGCATTGACCAGATGCTTGTCGATCTACTAGACCCAGCAGTACCAACAGACACAATGATTGGCTTGGATTACTTTGACAATCTAAGAATCAGCAATATCCAGCCAGACGGCTCTACCATCGTTAAGACTTTGCAATGCCAAGGTCTATCATGGAATATCAGCCCTAACAGCATGAGCGTTACAGTAACAACACTTGAGCCTATCGTCGATGGGTTCATCATAGGAAGCACAGAACGCGGTATAATTGGCGTGAGTGCAATGACTTACTAGGAGATATAAATGCCAACATTCCCAGCCGTGACCGGAGATATCCTCACAGCCGCCATGTATAACGGGCTCATCGCCTTTACAGTCGATGCAGACGCGACAGCAGATTACACCGCAGTCCTCGATGATCAGTACCAAGTCCTAGTACCTATGAACAAGGCAACAGCCGTAGCGTTCAAGATTCCTACCAATGCCTCTGTAGCCTTCCCAGTAGGCACAGCAATCACAGTTCTCAACAAGGGCGCTGGACTCTGCACAATCTCAGCAGTCACCTCAGGCACTACTACAGTTTTATCAGCAGGTGCAGTTGCAGCTTCTCCAACCTTGGCTCAGTACAAGACAGCAGTCTGCATTAAGACAGCAACAGATGTTTGGTATGTCGTAGGTGGCATTGCCTAATGATTGGAGCAATCACGGCAGGACTCTTTAGTGTCGGTGTTGCACCCGTCACCAACAGTTATGAGTCTATTGCAACCGTAACCGTAGGCTCAGGCGGTACTTCTACGATTTCATTTACTTCAATCCCATCGACTTTTAAGCATTTACAACTTAGAGCAAGCTGTAAGGTAAACGGAACTGCTGGAGACTTCCCTGACTTACTGATGAGATTTAACTCAGATTCAACTTATACAAATTACTTCTCACATCAAATTGGCGGCGATGGCTCATCTGCCTATGCCAACAATTCAAACAGTTCTCCAACAGCAACCGGTGGTTTAGTCGGTGACATCAACGGCGCTCAATTTACTGGCAAGGTCATCGACATCTTGGATTATACGAATACGAATAAAAATACAACTACCAGAACCTTATCCGGCTGGGATGCAAACGGGTCAGGTCAGGCTCGCTTTGCCTCTAACTTATGGATCAACACATCTGCGGTAACTTCAATTGACATAGTAGTGCGCTCTAGCCCTACAACTATTTCAGAGTATTCAAAATTCGCGCTTTACGGGATTAAGGGGTAATCATGGCAGCCGGATCAACCTATACGCCTATCGCTACTACTACTCTAGGCAGCCCAACGGGAACAGTTACCTTCTCATCAATCAGCGGAAGCTATACAGACCTTATTTTGGTCTGCTCTGTAATTGGTAATGGTTCAACAAACCTAAGATTTACTGTCAATAATGACTCAGGCTCGAACTACTCAGGCACTTATATTTACGGAAATGGGTCAGCCGCCGGCTCTGGTCGGACAACAAGCCAAACCTATGCACTAGCTTATGGCTCAGGAATTGATAAAGGTTCTTTCGTTTTGCATTTCCAAAATTATTCAAACACGACAACCAATAAAACTATCTTGTGTCGCGGTGATGATGCTTCTAATCAGACTAACGCTTGGGTTGATTTATGGCGTTCTACTGCCGCTATCAATCGTATTGATTTATCCGGTGGCGGTAATAACTATTCTGCCGGCTCCACCTTCACCCTCTACGGAATCGCGGCTGCATAATGCCTAATACATTTGAACTTATTGCAGCGACTACCGTTGGCTCAGGCGGCGCTTCAACTATTGACTTTACTTCTATTCCAAGCACCTTCACAGACCTATGCTTGAAAGTAAGCCTTAGAGATACTCGCTCAAATGTAGCTAATGGTTTAGTGATCCGCTTTAATGGCTCATCATCGTCATTTACCGCACGAGTAGCAGAAGGAAGCGGAAGTTCTGCCTATTCTTTTACCGATACTCAGGGTCTAACTGGCGAAAATAACTCTGCTACTTCTACTTCTAGCACCTTTGCATCAACGGACATCTATATTCCCAATTACGCTGGCAGCACTAACAAGTCATTCTCTTTTGACTCAGTTACGGAGAACAACGCGACAACTGCCTATGCTGATTTAGGTGCTGGTCTATGGTCTGCAACTAACGCTATTACTTCTATATCTCTTGCTTGCCTTAACTCAGCTTCATTCGTTCAATACTCAACCGCCTACCTATATGGAGTAAAAAATGCCTAACCCAACAAGAATCGAAATCGACTGCTCTACAGGCATCGAGTCAATCATAGAGCTAACCGATGCTGAGGTTGCAGAACTTACCTATCAGGCAGAACTAGCAGCAGAGCAGAAGGCAGAAGCCGATGCAAAGGCAGAAGCCGATGCAGTAGCGAAGGCTGCTCTACTTGAGCGCCTAGGGATTACAGCAGACGAAGCGAAGCTCTTGTTGGCATGAGTTGGAAACTTTGCAAGGCTGGTCAGCAACTAAGGCAGCAGATCGATGATTCTTACCCAGACAGAGATAGAACCTCAGATGGGGTCGTTGGCGATGCCCGTCATTCAGCGCGTACTTCTGACCACAATCCTGATGCAAAGGGTATCGTCAGAGCCATTGATATTGACAGGGATTTATCTGGAAAGAAAAAGCCTGACCTCATGCCTTACCTTGCGGATCAGATTCGACACGCGGCAAAGTCTGACAAGCGCATTGCTTACATCATATTCGCAGGAAAGATTGCTTCCCCTCGCATGGGCTGGCGCTGGCGCAAGTATTCTGGAATCAATCCGCATGACCATCATTGCCATATCTCTTTCACTAAGCAAGGCGACCAAGATGGTTCGTTCTTTAATATCCCGATGATAGGCGGCACAGCATGAACATGAAGCACCCAGCAGTAGTCTCTCTTGGAGCGTTCCTAGCAGTATGGGGTACAACCTCAAACTTCGCTCTGGACTATCGCTCAATCCTTGGTTCAATCGTGGCAGGAGTATTCGGTTATGCGAGTCCTAAACGATGAGCCAAGAGAACTTCTTTACTCTTTACTTTGCGAGCTTGGCAGTCATAGGTGGCTTGGCTGGGTATGTCATTACTCATTTACTCTCTGAAATTAAGAGACTTAACTCGCGTGTCGATGAGATTTACAACATACTTCTAGATCGATAATAAAGCCATGGCGAGAACTAAGAAGGTCATTGACCTTGATACATACTCAGCTTTAGATGCTTATTGCATTGCTCTGCATGTTTACTACACCAGCCTTCGCAAGGCTGGCTTCTCTACTGACATGGCGTTCTGGCTTCTGTTAGATCGTGAGTCCTATCCTGATTGGATTCTGCCAGTTAAGCCCATCGAGAAAATATCGGGTAATGACTACGATGATGACGAGGACTAATGAAGAGAATCGTAATCCTGAGCGACTTGCAAGTTCCCTTCGAGGACACGCATTTAACTCAGAACATTGCAAGATTTCTCAAGACATTTAAGCCAGACCAGACAGTAACCATCGGTGATGAGATTGACTTCCAGACCATAAGTAAGTGGTCGGAAGGTACACCTCAAGCCTACGAGCAGAGCCTTGGCGATGATCGTGACCGTTGCGTTCAGCTTCTTTGGGAACTAGGGGTCACCGACTGTATAAGATCCAATCACACGGATCGTTTATATAACATTATAATGAAAAAGATTCCCTCATTTTTATCTCTGCCAGAGCTGCGCTTTGAGAAGTTCATGAAGTTCGATGAGCTTGGCATAACCTTTCATAAGAACCCAATGAACATCGCTCCTAACTGGATTGCAGTCCATGGAGACCATACGCCTATCAAGCAGCAAGGTGGGCTCTCAGCCCTTGAAGCAGCCCGTAGGCATGGCAAGAACGTCATCTCAGGACATACTCACAGAGCAGGGCGTAGCGCCTTCACAGAAGCCTCTGGGGGGCGTTTAGGGCGTGTTCTGCATGGAGTTGAGGTAGGTAATCTCATGGACTTCAGACAAGCCTCATACACCAAGGGAACGGCTAATTGGCAGCAAGCCTTTGCGATCATGTATGTCAAGGGCAGCAATGTCCAAGTGGACATAATCCATATTGAGAAGAACGGCACATTTATCGTGCAGGGCAAGGTCTATGGCAGAGTCCGGTGAGATAGCTAGTCCTCAGTTTGAAGATGAAGACCCGTCTCAAATCGTTATCATTTCGTTATCAAAAAAAGGCGGCTGTCGCATACGCCTGATGTAAAGTTCTTCTTGTAGCCGGAAATACCAGCTACGAAAGGGGCTCA